CTATCCGATTACCGGATTGTACTTCTCTTTTAGCGTAGTGGCTTTGGTGCCGGTGGCTACAATGGCCAGCGCATTTAACGGCGTGCCGGTGTTGTTATGTGAATGCGCAGCGGTTAGCTCCGCCAACTGCTTCACCACGTCCAGGGTATCAAGCATCAGTTGGCAGACGTTAATAGACTGGCTACCAATCCACACCACCGGCGCAATCACTTCCTGGCGTGTGGTCGCCACGCTACTGCGCAGCTTACCCACCTTTTCAATCAACTGGCCGATCACGTTGGTTTCGGCATTGCCCTGGATGTTGGCCACATAATTGGCCTGCGTGGCCAGGCTGTAATCCCCCTGGGCAATCTGCTGTATTGCCCCGGCCAGCAAGGTGGCTTTGCCCAGTACCGTGGTTTTGTCCGTGGCCTGTACCGTGGTTTCCCTGGCCACCAGCGTGCGGGTTTCATCATCGGCCGTGACAACCCGGCTCATTGAGGTTTCACGAATAACCTGATCGGTCTGGCGTTCCCAGTCGCCCGCCACGGTGACGCGCTGCGATACACCATCACGCTGCTGTTGCAGCTGTTCGCCCGGTGTCACGGCGGGGAGGCTGTTGCCCTGGGCAAGGGTTTGGCGCACAAACGGCTTATCCGCACGGCCGCCATTAAACCCGACTTCTACCAGCGTGCCAGGCGGTGGAAATTGGAACATCCCGGACTCACCGCCCGCCATTGGCAGCGGCAGCGGCACGGCCGGATAAAGCGGCGTGTCTTTTGCCGGATTGCCGTCTGCGTCTAACAGCTGCAAGTCCACGGCATAACGTGGCCGGAACGGATCGGCAATGTTCCCGTTGCTCACATCTTCGCTGGGCGCTTCCACCCTGGCGAACTGCGGGAGGTGCAAGCCGCTGGCCAGCTCTGGATAACTGCTTTCAACCTGCCGTTGAAACGGAGTTTTCTGCAATGCCTGGCCGGTGGCTTTGTTGCGTGGCGTCCAGGTGATTTCCATATCATCGTTATGCAATCTGACCTTGGTTAAACGCTGACCGTTCACCTCTACGCCAGGGCGTAAAGACTGGATCAACGGCACGGTCATGGCATTGCCTGCGGCAACGCTTTGGTTAAATTCGGCGGGAATATCTACCGGTTTACCGGCAAACAGCGCATCAGCGGCCGCACCGACAAACACCCCGCCATCCGGTAACTGATACCACACGTAATCGGTAATGCTGAATGCCTTGCCCAGGTTGGCTAACAGCTGATAGCCGGTGCCTGAATGGGTGAAATGGGGGATCGGCGTATCGTTATACGCGGCATCTTTTGCCAGGGAAAATTCCAGCCCGCTTTCCTCGGTCAACCAGCGGGTGATCTGCCGCAGCGTAGGATGCTGAAAAGAGCACGGCCAAAGGCGCTCAAACACACCGACCAGCTCACGCACAAAAAGGCGCTGATAGCCGTTTTCCGCAGGCTGCGAACGCTCCACAAAACCGGTGAACCAGCGCAACACCAGATCGTGATACCCCACGTCCAGGCGCACCAGTTTGCCGGTGTAATCTTCATCCGTCTGCGCGGTGATAAATCCCCGGCCGCAGGCGCTTAACTCTAATGCCAGATTGGCGTCCACCAGGTGCGTGGCCACACTCGACAAATACAACCGCTTAATGGGCTTCATCCCTTACCCCAATGCATCATTGACCGGTTTCAGCACTTTGCGCTCAAACCACGTCAGTTTTTCGTCACTCTCGGCCGCCGCGCTGCCACTTCCATTGGCACCGCCCGCCCCCTGTTTTGTCGCTGCTGTTTTGTTGCCTGCGCGGGCTTCTTTCTTCTCTGCCACGCTGATTTTTTCACGCAAGGTAAAAGTAACCAGCCAAGCCATTTTGTTATCCTGCTGCGGCGCATCAATCGCCCCGGTGAACGTCCCTTCACGAAAGTTGATCGCCTGGGCGGTCAGATTGGCCACCCGGTAAACCTGCAATGAACCGCTGGCAGATTTTGCCTCTGCCAGCTCAAACAGCCGCTTTAACGTCGCCGCGTCCCGAAAGGATACCGTCCCGGACACGCGCAATTCTTTGGCCTTAATCCCCTGCTCTGCATTGGCCGTGCTCGATGACTGCCCGGACTGGTCTTTTTCCGCAAACTGCATGGTTGGCGTGACTTTCAGATTCATCAGCGGGATGGCTTCGCCATTAAGTGCCAGTGTGGTTATCGTCATGGATCATCGCCTCCAACGTGGATAAATCCGCCCCGCCAAATAACGTGGCCAGGGTATATACCGAATCCTGATTAGGGATATTTTTGCGCAGTTCTCCGGCCAGATACGCGCCGTTCCCTTTGGCCGTAAACACCCACGCCGGGGACGTTTTCCCTTTCAGTGCGGATAACGCATCGGCGGCCGCGGCCAGGGCAGATCCCCGCGCTGCGGAAAAGTCTTTTAGCGCTGACAATAATCCGGCAGCACTGGCACCGGTTGCGGCTTCTACCTTAGCGGCCGCAATGCGCTGGGCATTCACCGCCAGGCGGTTGGTGGCCGTAGAAAGCGGCAGCGCCGCAGGCAAACCGCCAGACAATTTTGCAGGGATTTGCATCTTAGTGATGGCCAGCTGTGCCGCTTCCTCTGCCCGGCGCTTTACCTGGGCAATCACCGGCAGCGGCAGCACGCTGGAATAATCAGACAATAACCCCATAAATTCCGCGTGTGTCGGGGCGTTGAGCATATGCACCACAATGCTGGTTTCATCACTGATACTTTCCAGTTTTTTGGCCAGGTATTCCGTGGCATTAACCGGGCTTAAATAGCTACTATCACCCGCAGCCTGGCCAACGCCGTAAACCCACGGATGAACCGGCAGCACCGAACAAGTTAATGCGCTCATATCTGCCGGGATGCTCAAGGTCGCCTTACGCCACATTTTCTGGAACCTCTGGCCAGGTGATATCCGGTGCGGCCGTTGTATCAATCCGATTCAGTAAAACCCGGTATGTCTTCCAGGCCTTCAAACTGGCCGCTTCCGCCTCGGTGGCAATGCCCAGGTCAGCGGCATCCTGCAAAACAGCAAGACTATTCACAGCAACCTGCATCCGCTTTTGTTTTTCCCGTAAAGCCATTTCCTGCAATTCCTCGGCCGTCGCTTGAGGAACATTTGCCCAATAGGGCATCCCCGCCTTATTTGGCATTCTGGTTTTACCGTCAGGGATCGGATCAACCGCATACTTTTGATATGTTGCCGCCGTAACGGCTTTTGCATCCTCTGGCCACGTCCCTGCCTCCTGATAAACCGCTTTCAATGGTTCCGGGTAAAACGCGTTAGTTGCTGCACTGTATAAAAAATTCATTTTGATATTCCCTTACCATCCTGTGGCTTCCCAATAACTGCCGTTACTATCCTGACCGCAGGTGAAACCGATGTTATTGATAATTTGCGCCGTTCCAAAGTTATCTACGAACGTCCCGGCACCGCCATTGATGACGGTCACTTGGACGTTTGCGCAAGCGTTTGGGAAGGGGATCGGGAAATTCACGGTTGACCATCCACGGCTTCCCTTATTCACGTATCCCCACTGCTTAATCATTCCGGTATCACCGCATCGCCACCAGCCCCCGCCAAGGTTGGCGGTATTGGTATTAACCGGCTGACGATTGTTAGGGCTATAAACGCGCTGCCCCATCTCATAAATCGCGCCCCCGTCAGAATAAATATTCCCCTGTGCGCTCAGGTCACCGGTGCCGGAAATTCTGAAGTATCCCGTTTGAGCGTTGTTTGCCTGATTAACGATGCGGAAAGAAAATCCCCCCACACCACCGCCCTTGTTATTAATAAAGTTGGATTCGCCCTGGCCGCCACTTTCATTCCATCCAAGATAAGTCCCCTGCCCTTCGCCAGGATTGGCAGAACTGATAGCGCGTAAATAGTTAGCCGTCACACGGCCATTTACATCACCTCCGACGCGTGGAAAAGCGCCAACATTGTCGGCATTCAGTCCAATATCTTTTGTTCCGTCAAAAGCCACACCGGCAATTTTGCGGGCAGTGGCCAATTTTGTGGCCGCTACTGCGGTTCCGGCAGCGGGTAATGCGCCAACGTCTGCCGGAGTAGGTTTGTTAGCCTGGCAGTAAATTTCATTCCAGGCAGACCACGGACCATCTGTACCATTCCATGCACCCGTTGCGGAACGGGTGAATTGCCGACCGGTATTATTGAATGCAATTTGCTGCGTCGCATTCGGGCCCCAGGTAACGAAAATCACACCGACAAAATTATTCATCGGGTAACCTTTATCCGTTGTGGCAGCCGCCACACCTGGTACGCCGTAATGCCCAAACATGGCAGTACCATGCAGAGCGTTGGGCGAATCCGCTGCGGTTAAATTTGCGCGAATCTTAAACGCCGTCGCAATCTCGTCAGACAATGCTTTTTCACTGGCGGCGCTTTGCGCTGCCGACCATGCACCCACATCTGCCGCTGTCGGTTTATTGTTTGCGCTATACGTCGGCACCCAATCTTTCCACGGTCCATCTTTCCCATTCCAATCTGCTGACAGTCCGCGATTCCAAATATTGCCAGTGAAAGTGACATACATTTGCTGGCAGCCGTAAGCGCTTGGTGTGACGTACAACGTCCCCGCTATGCTTTGCGGATAGTGCAACGCAGTCGTGGCATTAGCATTCCGGGGCTGTGAATAAATGGCGGCGCCTGGCTGGCCTGGAGAAAAACCCAATGTATCAATATCAGTAGTTGTCAGCACCGATGTAGGCACACTGATAGAACCCGCTTCTAAAGCCGTAGGAGGATTAGCCGAATCAAACAGCTTTCGCCACCCAAAAGGCAATGAGGTAGCCCCTGCCTGCAACCACAGCCAGCCGCTTGCCTCCGCCGTACTGACATTGCCGGTGCGCACGTAAATAGCGCCTGTCCGGCAATGCAAGTACTGCGTAAGCGCCGCACCGGCGTTGTACCACCGGCGAAAAGTCACCAGGGTATCCGCCGCCTGGAATGTTGCGCCTAGCGGGTGATCGTCAAAATAACCGGCCAGCGTTACTCCACCGGACAAGCTGACAATGGACGGATCATAAAGCTTGGTCACCGTGGTGTTATCCACGTTAGGCATCACATTACTGATTGCGCCCACGTCTGCCGCCGTCAGGTTGACGTCTGCGGTCAGCGCCTTTTTATTCACCGTGCGCGTTTTTGGTACGCCATTGAGCGTATTCAGCCCCGCAGCCGGATCGGCAATATCTGCCAGGTTCTTATCCCGCCGCAGATATAAGCTACTTCCCTGCGGGCGCAAATCCGTGATCACGCCGTTGGCGTCGATACTGGCCAGGGCAAACACGTAATGCGCAATCCCGCTTTGAACGTAGTCTTTCAGCGTGGTGGCCAGGGTAAACTTGATATCGGTTTTGTATTCGCTGGTCAGCGTGCCGTGATAGCTCACATCCGCCCACACCTTCATTGGCTTAGTGGTCACAGTGATATTAGTTTTAGCCGCCAGGCTGGCACGCAGTCCACCCACGTAACCCACACCCGCCGTTACAAAGTATTGCGTGCCGGTTTTGGATACCAGAAAGCCGTTATCGAAAAACGCACCCGCGCCGTAAATATCCAGATTGGCCAGGCGCAAAGATTCATCCATACCCGACAGGCGTGCCGTGAAATCAATCTGCCAGGTTTCGGCCGGCGTACTGATCAACGTCTGCGTTTCCGCCCCGTTGTACTCCATCAGGAAAGAACGGGTTAACACGTTGCCCTGCTGACCGCTGGCGTTCTTCACTTTGCTCTGTAACGGCGCATGTACCACCATTGCCAATTTGCCGGTGGCTTTATTGATAAGCCCGATCCAGTTAAACGAGAAATCGCCCACGTCCGCACCCAGCGTCACCGAATACACCACGGCGTTTTGATTGACCAGACCGGTTTTTTCAACCGCCTGGCGGTAGACGATTTGCGCGGCAGGTGGCACGCCCTCGGCGCGATCAATCGGTTTGTTAACGTCCAGATTTGGCACGTTGGCAAAAACAAATTCATCCAGGACAATCGCCTGGCCGTTGGCGGCCTGCGCGGCTTTCCACTGCTCAAACGCAGTCGTAATCACGGTTTGTGACATGTTATTTCCTTATAACTTTGCGCCAAACGTGGCGGTTCCTGTTTCAACCACACCCAGGCTGGCGGGATAACAAACGTATTCGCCCTGGTTCCATCCGGCACGAATGCGCATCCCGGACGTGGTGATCACTTCAAACTGATAACGGCGGCAGGTGCGGCCGTACTGACGGATAATCTGCAACAATAAATCTGCGTTATCTGAAATCTGGCTATCGGTCACCCGGACAATGATCACATCCCAATCAATGCCCGCCTGGCGTTCCAGCAATTCAACATAGCCAATCCCCAGGCGCTCAAAGATGGCAATAAAACCGGAAACTGAACCCGCGTCCTGTGCATTGATAAACGCGAATGCCACGCGCTTGCGAAACAGTGACAGCGGTTCACCGTTAAACCGCGTAATGTCACGGTCATAGGCCAGAAGGTTTAACAGCGGTTCGGCACAGGTCAGCGGATCGAACTGCTGTAATGGCCAGGTCACCCACTCCACAATCCCCGTCCAGAACTTCACGGCCGCTTTCAGCATCCTGGCCGGTTCGCCCTGATTCATCCATGACGGCAATTTCAGGCTTTTCATTTTTGTGGCGAAATCAGACACCTTTCACCTCCACTTTCAGCGTGGCCAGACGTGGCACGCTCAGTTCACTGACGATATCGCCTAAGGAAAACACCAGGGATTCGATCACATCAAACTGCTTGTGCAGCTCCCTGGCCAGATTCGAAAAGGAGAAACGCGAATATGGCCAGGTGCGTTTCACGTCGTATTCTGCGTTTTGCCGGAAAGCACTGCGGATCAGGTTGCTGACACCGGAAATTAGCGCGGCTTTTTCCTCGGCCGTCATGTTGTCCGGGTTAGTCACAAACAGCGTGACCGTTAAATTGTGCTGCGTTTCCGGCATGGCCATACACTGCAAATCATCGCCGTGGCCGTGATGCCCCTGCGTATTGATGTACTCATTCACCGCATCAATAAACGGCTGGGACGTTTCACCACTGTCTAACAGCAAATAGGCGTTTGCCGTTCCGGCACCGCGCGGGGCGTCATGCACAAAGAAAATGCGATCAACGCTTAACCCCACCACGCCCGCAATCATGCTGCGGTAAACCGCATCGGTGTGATAGTTGCCCACCAGATTGAACTGGTTGCGGCACCTGTCCCGTAAATCGTCGTCGGATTCTTCATCCGCACCGGGCGTTAACAGCCAATCATCCTCGTTTACGGCTTTACTGATACCGGCCACAGCCACCGGTAAAATACGGTAGTAACCCGGTGCCAGGTTGTAGGCGTTCCCGGATGCCATCGCCGTGACCGGGATCAACGCACTGGCCACGCCCGCCGCCAGCGTCGTATCCGTATCCACCACCACCGCATACGTTACCCCGTTAATCCGCTCCGTCTGGATAACGGTTCCGGCCGGGACGGTCACCGGCTGACTGGCGGTTTCTTTGTAAAACCGGATCACACCCTGCGCCGCGCTGGCCGGTTTGGCCGTGAGGTTTACCCCCCAGGCCAACATCCGGAGCATCGAACCGCTGGCCGTCGCCAGGTACATATTGGCCAGCACCGTATTGACCAGAACGTCTTTGATCCACAGCACCGGCGTGGTGACAATGGCGGTGATAAGCCGCCAGAACGGCGACATGCGGGAGGTATTCGTAATCATCCCCTCCGCTTTTACTATCGCCGTAAATTGTTGGCTGATTTCTTCTTGAGTGACCGGCATCCCGCTTTCTTTGAGTACCGCCTCAAAATCAATGGTAGGTTTTTCACTCATAATTCACCCCGGTGGAAATCTTGCCGAAATCATAGGTTTCCGCCGTTGCCCACAGGCGTTTTGCGGATTCCTCTGCGATATTCACCGTACCCGGAATAATGCGTTCATCACTTTCAATTAATAAAACCATTTGGGTGATCACATCGGCGCGTAATGTCGGGCTGCGCTCGGCCACTAATAGCGTGGTTAACCCGCTTTCAATAATCGCGTGGACAATATCCTGTGCAATGCTAATGCGGTTATTACACAAGCCCGGTTCATTACCCGTATTCAGCGTAAAGTCACGCCCGGTAATAAGGAGATCGACATACAGTAAATCCGTCATTAATTTAATTCCTGCCATTCCATTAGCTCGGCCGGTGTCATTCCATTTTTCATATTAAAAGTGACGTGGCCGATTTGTTTACTGTTATCAATTGAGGTTTTCGCGTTGGAATTGATTTCCTTTTTCAAACCACCACGATCCACACCTTTAACTACTCCGCCCGTCAGAATCTCGCTGTCGATGGGCTGCGGCGGCTGCGGTACAGTGATTTTATTGCCTGCAACAGGGATTTGCCCCGCTACCCCGCTAAACCCTGGCGGCACACCCGCAGGCGTTGCGGCTAAAGCCGCCGCGTTAGGCATCGCGCTGGCCGGTGGCATACCTTTTGGCGTAACCGACACAGGCACTTCTTTCAGCTCGATATTGACACCGGGAATGTTATTTAACTTCTCAACAATCCAGTTGTACGTCCCGGTAAACGAGGTTTTCAGTGCATCCCACAGCTTGCCGAATACGTCCCCAATCACCCGCGCAATCTTTTCAAAGGACTGAACGGGCGAATTGATATCAAAGGATTTGACGACATCAACCCAACCGGCACGCACGATCCCGAACATTTCAATCATCGTGGTGATTGACCGATACACCAGCTCAAACGGCGTCAGGATAATGCCGATAGCCGCCGCCACAATCCGCCCGAACGTTTCGCCCGCGCTGGTGACGTTAGTCAGTTGCCCTTCCGTCATTTGGATCGGGGTCAGCAGGTCACCGAACCAGCCCACCAACGTTTTTACGCCGTCCCACACCCAGCCAATTGCCCAGGCAATACCGGAAAACAGCCCTTTGAAAGGAGTCAGCGCATCGGCCGCCTGGCCGAACCCGCTGATAAACCCGCTCACAAAAGCTTTGATAGGCTGCCAGAACTTGATCACCGCAATGACCACCGCCGCAATAGCGGCCGCAATGGCCACCACCGGCGCAATCATCAGCAGGAAGGAGGCAGAACCCATGCGGGCGGCAATACTGGCGGCCAGCAACGTGGCACGCAGGCCACGCAACCCGGCACTGAATAACTGCGTCACGGCATCACTGGCTGCCATCGCCAGGCGGTTAAGCCCTAACAGCCTGGCCATCGGTGCCAGCAGGCGCGTAACACCCATCATCACAAACCCGTGAACGCCCATCACAATATTGGCGATAGCCCCCACGGCCGCAAAGCTCAGTAACGCCACGGTGGCATAACCGATCACGCGGGCAATGTTGGGGAACAGCCGCATCCAGCGCGTCAGTTTTTCGCCCCCGTCCGCGATTTTATTCACCAGCGGATACAGCACCGGCAACAGCGTGGAACCGATGGCGGCACGCATGGCGAACCAGATCGCCGTCAGCCTGTCCCAGGGACGGGTCATTTTCTCGGCCATTTCCGTGGCTCGTTTCATGCCGTCATTGCTGCCCAGCTCGGTGATATTGCGTTTCAGCATATCAACGTTGCCGTAAAGCTGTTTAATCACGGCCGCGCTGTCACCAAAGGCGGCATCTAATTCGCCCTGTGCCTTGAGATTGCCCTCGATACTCTTACCGTATTTGCCCTGGAGTTTTTCCAGCATGGCAGGCATGGACAGCATTTTTCCCTGGGCATCCTGGAAACTCAGCCCCAACTTTTGCGCACCGGCTGCGGCACCGCTCAGGAATCCCTCATAAGAACCGCTCGCTTCCGTGCCTAATGAACGCTGCAACTCACCCAGGACGGCCAGCTGTTCATCCATCCCTACGCCATAGTTGGAACCGACACCCCGCGCCCCTTCCATCAGGTCTTTAATGGTGGCCATGTCCGTGCCGAACTGGTTTTTCATGTAGGCCATTTTGCCCGCCAGTTCTTCCGCGAACTGCACTTTGCCCACCTCGGCCGCGTAGCCGCTGAACTGGGTAAACATCTGCCCCATGAATTCCGACGCTTCCCCGGCCGTGCTTTTCAACGCCTTGGCGGCGGTATTGGCCACCACGGTAATGCGGGGCAATTCGGCATTCGTTAGCCCGGCCACGGCCGCGTTGATATCCGCAGAGGATTTAACGAACTCCACCGCCGATTCCCCGTAGCGCACGCTGAATCTCAGGGCGTCGTCCGTGACCTTAGCCAGCGCATCATCATTAATGCCGCGTGCGCTGGCTTCCTGCATGGCGTCAAACATCTGAATGGCCGGATCCAATGCGGCCTTAATGGATGCCCCCACGCCCCACAACGCCGCCGCACCGATGGCCACCCGACCAAAGGCGGCCGTACTTTCCTGGGCGAACCCGCTTACAGAGGATTGCACCTGGCGAAGGGGGCGCGTCATGTTGTCAATTAAACTGAGTGTGAAATCTAAATCAGCCATTATTCGCCTTTAAATGCCAGGGCAATGCCATTTGCTACAGCTATGCGTTGATTCTCCCAATGCCTGTTATCCAGCCACACGGCGCGGGCTAAGTTTTCGGGATCGTCATTTTCATGCGGTAAATAATGGCGGCGCAAAATCAGATATTGTTCCAGCCCATTATTTTCAATTGCGCGTACCCGCGCCGTTAGTTTTTTAGTTCAATCTCTAATTTCGGCGCGAACTGGTCATTTACGAAACTGCAAATTTGCAGGGCAGAACCGGGGATATCCAAAATGGTATCCAGCGCTTCTTTGCATTCAACGTGAACAATACGGCGCAGGTAGTTATTTGCCGGTGCCACTTTATTATCCATCGACATTTCGTTAATGAATTTATTGTAGGCGGTGGCGTTAGGTTCGAAGGTCAGTGCGGTGCCGTTTACAGCCATAGTAATTTTGCTCATTGTTTTATTTCCTTCCGTTGGTTTATTTCATCGACTAATTGATTATGACGTGCCGCACAGTCTGAATATTGCGGCGTCAGTATTAATAAAGGTTCGGTAATGTCTTTGCCCGTTATCCCATTAATGCGGGGGAGTTTTACCGGGCATTTGGTTAACAGATTTTCCTGATAAGGCACGTTCGGCTTTGTCGGCAGCGGCGTTGTACATGCTGACAAGCTCAGGAGACAAACACTCGTTAGTAAAAACCGGTTTAAGTATTTCCGTGCGGATTTCCACAGGTTGCGCATTTCGCAGTGCCTCCAATGTATTTTCCAGCTTGCGGCCGGATTCACTGGCCACCTTCTCACCGGCCACGCGGGAGGCTTCCCCCGCCGCGTGTGCGGCATTACTGATCATCAATTCCACGCTATCGCTGTACCAGGCATTTACCTTCCAGCCCGCTGCGAACGCAGCTAACAACGCCAGGACGGCAATCACCAGCGGCTTGCCCATCATTTCACCCCGTTGTGTTCCAGGCTAAAGTGATTGCCGTCCGGGCGGGTTTTGAATCGCCCGCCCCACACGCCGCCCAGGGATTCCCAATATTCACCCAACGGCAAATATGCCTCGGTGCGAGTCTGGTATTGGCCATTGATAAACAGATTAAAATCCACGGCCAGACGCTGCGTGTGCAACGAATTAGCAATTCCCGCGCCACTTTTAGCATTGAGTTTGGCCTGTTCCGGCGTGCGGTAGGCTTCACCAAAGGTCAGCCGGTAACCGTGATTGCCTGCCCACTCAATCAGCTGGGCAATCAGCTGCGTGAACAGCTGTTGTTTTTCGCTTAGTGTCATTTCAGTTTTCCTTTCCCTGGTAAATAACGACTTCCCTTTTTGCGTAGCCAGATTTCAACGGCCTGGTGGCCAGCAATCCCCAGCGCCGCACCCAATCCCGCAATGGCCAGCGGGGAAATATCCGGGATCCAAATCAGCGCCGCCGCTGCCACCATTGAGGTGGCGGAACCCAGGATAATGCGACCAAAAAACAGCTTTCCGGTCATTGGCTCACTGCTCACTAACATCTGCCCCAGGGCGATAAGTGCGCCCAACAGGATCAGGCTTAACAAACTTTTTTCGTGCTCTTGCATCCGTGCAATGTCCTTATCCGATCAGGTTGCGGGTATCTTCATCTTCCAGATACGGCACGCCGTTAATGCGCACAAACTGCGGGCTAGTGACCATGTACTTAATTTTATGGCTCAGCGTGCTGCCCCCCTTCGGATCATTATCGAGCACGTTGCTCAACACCAGCTTGCAGCCAAAGGCTTCAATCTTCAGTTCTTCATTACCGGCCTTGGCATAGAACATCAGATCCACCGGGTCAATCCCACGCCACGAACCAGCACGGCGTGCAATGGCGGTCAGCTGCGTAAGCACTTTGGAGGTGATTTCAATTTCCCCCTCGGCCGCCACATCCCCTGACACGTGACCATCAGGTACACCCTGGGTCTGCGCGGCCGCCGTGTTGTCAGTGATATCTAAACTGACCTTTTCAATGTGAACCAGGTCACCGTCAATACGCACATCGGTGGACTGGCCTGAAATACGTTTCATCGTTAATTACTCCCTGTCAGGCTGGTGTCCAGCAACAAGCTCACCGTGATGCCTTTCGGGCATTCATATGGACGGATCACGATATACACCGCCACTTTGGTGGCTGAAAGCCAAGTGATCGTCACATCATCATCCTGCGGCGGTTTGACTTCGCCGGGGAAGGTGATGCCGTTAATCTGGCTTGAAATCGACATTTCACGCAGCACCTTGGCAAAATATGCCTGGTTGGCGGCGATGCTGGACGGCGTGCTGTTTAATGAACGATCCCCAATCTTCGCAATCGCCTGCAAACGCACGCGACGTGCGGCTTTATCGGCAATACGCAGGTACTCAATGGCCTGGTAATCACCGCCCTCCGCATCCAGCGTCAGCCCATCCGCCCAGTAATACCCGTCATAATCTGCGTACCACATCGGCACGCTAAAACGCTGCGCCTGCAACGCTTGCAAGGTTGCAAGTTCCAGCGCCGCGCCGGTGCCATCTACCGGCATTTCATCACTGCCTAACGACACCAGCGCCCCGGTTTTTACCCGCGCCGGACTGTCAGCAATAGTCACCGCATGGCTGCACAGACGGCCAGCCAGCACGCCAGGCTCATTGCCAAACAAACGCGGCACAAGCTGCACGGACGGGGCAGAAATCTGATCCTGTAAGGCCACCATACGTACCAAATATTCCGCCCAATCTTCCTCGGCCTGCGGTGCCTGCACGGAAAGGATGAACCAGTTCCAGCGGGAATAACTGGCCAGTAATTTGGCACGCAGCTCCGCCGCTTTGTTGATGGGCGTTTTCGTGGCGATATCGTCCAGCAGCACCACACCCTCAACAGAGCAAAGGGATTGTGCGGCCAGCACCGCATCCACCCAGGCATTTTCCCCGGCATCCTCTGCCAGCACATGCACGTAACCGCTCCAGTTGGATCCGGCGTTAAGCATGGCCGCGTTCACGTTGCTTTTTAAAACGCTGTCTTGTGCGCCCAGCAGCGCATCAAAATCACTTTGGGTATTCACCGCCAGCGTCTTACCGGCGTTGATTGTCCCCGTACCGACATAGAGCAACACGCGCTCAATCTCGTTTGTTTCACCCTGTAGCTGATTGACCTGATTTACATCGACCGTTGGCCACGCCATAACTTCCCCTTAGTGTCCTGCGTCTGCGCCATACCCGATGCCCTGGAGTTGCCGCGCTAACGCTTTATTAAAATCGTCTTCCGTGATGCCCAGGAAAGGACGGGATGGAACATCGACTGACCAGGAGGCTTTCGCCGCTTTACCTGATAATGTCCGGATCAACAGCCCGGCTTTGGCCATCGTCATACCTTCCTGAATTTCTTTAAACGGCGGCTTTCGCCAGCGCTTACCCTTTTTCACTTTGTACCCCAGCGCCCGCAGGCGTTTGGCCTGCCGCTGACTGGCGGGCAAATTTTCCGCCCTGCCTTTGCGTTCAACCTGGCGACGGCTGACCGTCACATTCATGCCGTTTTGCTGGGCGTAACCCACCGTTCCCGCCGCTACGGTCTTTTTGCCGTTGCGATAACCGCCGCCGCTCAGGTAAATACGTACCCCGTCGATTTCCGGCATTTCCCGGATATGCAGCAGCTTTGGCATATTGCGCAGCATCTTGCCTTTGCGCTTTGTCTGGCGTCCCTGCCATTTCTGGCCATCCGGGCTTTGCTGATTTCTAACGTTACGTTTAGCAGCCGGGATCAATCCGTATTTCCCCAGCCGCCACATCAGCCGTTTACGCTTGGCCGGTGGCAATTCCAGGCTGTCCAGCTGTTTGCGCACTGCCTTGAGCTGCGCCCGATCTAACTCACCCCGGATAATCATTTTTCACTGCCCAGCGGTGCGCCCTGTTCATCAACGCCGTACACCACGGCTTCACTGGCAAACCAAACTGTGGGATCAGCAAGCCGCCATTGCTCCCCATCCAGGGGAATATTGCCGTTGTCGTCCTTGACCAGGTTTAACGCCTCCACCATCGGTAACGTGACAACCACCACGGCGGTTTCCTCATCCACCAGATCGATATCAAAATCAGGTAACTCGTTGTCTATGCCGAATTCTTCAAACAGTTCCCGGTCTGACTCCATCAGCCACACCAGCAGCAGCGCCGCCAGGTTGCGCGGGTCATACAGCCGGTACGGGAATCTGTCCCAGGCTAAAACCGCGTTATAGCGGATCACCGCCAGGCGGTACTGTTCCAGCCCTAAATCTCGCTGCGCAGGGATAAAACTCAGCTCATCCATATAGCTGGAAAAACCTGCCCCCTTGAACGTCCTCGCGGGCATACTTTTGGTGACGAACGCACTCAGCGCATCTAACTGGCTCATATTTTCCTTACCGTCACGCGGCGCAATCCTTTGATTGCCCGGATGATGATCGAACCCTCAGCCAGTAACCCGGCGCGGGTTTCCGCGCTTTCCTGTCCTGGGTGCGACTCCCTGCGCCCCTGGCTTGCGAACTCAGGGATCAAATCGGCCTTTGCGCGGGCAAACACTGCTTTTTTATAACGAGCACAAAGCAGGTTTTCGCCAGGGCGACCGATACCCGGCACCGCGCTGGCCTGGCCAAATCCCTTGGCCAAATACCCATCCTTGACGGTCTGCAACAGGTCATTCACTTCCCCGGCCGCCGTCAGTAACGCCTCGGCTACTGTCCCGGCGTCTACATCGGCGGGGATGCTGCGCTGTTCCTGGAAATCCGCCAGATTCAAATCTGGCCAAAATCCGTCATTCGTTAACGGTTCATCCTGGTAATCAATCGGCGTTCCGCTAAACATTAAAAAATTCTCCGTAAGAAACGGGCAGACCGGGATCCACGGTACATAACCCAAGGGTATTACCTTCCCCGCGCCCGTTCCGGCTTGCGGTAGTCTTTACTTACTCAGTGATCTGATACGTGCGGCAATTTGTTTGCGCATCGTTCCCACGCCACACTGTGAATGCAGCTTTTCGGCCGTGGCCAGCAGAGCGTCCACGCTCCGCAACAGCCCCACATCCTCGGTGGCCGTGGCACGTGGTACGCTTTCCTCGTCAAACAGCTGACGCATACCAGCGAACTTGAACCACTTGGCCTGGATCACTTCATACAGCTCCCACTTTTCCGCCACATCGGTAAACGTGCGGGAAAAATAAGGCTCAATAGGTTGGCCATCCCTGGCCTGTACTTCCGCCCATTTCAGGACGGTATCCGCCACAAAGGTGGGGAAATTGCTTTTCAACTCTGGCGGGGTTTCCTGTCCCTGCTCAATGGCGATATCCGCCAAATTAAGCGCGGCGTCCATGTCGCCTACGTCAAAAAGCCAAATCACACACCATGCCAGGATCGGATTGCGGTAGATCTCGCCGCCATCAAGGTACTTTTCAACGGTGGGCATCCATTTTGGTAATAATTCATCTCGCTTTAACGCCACCTTTTGCGCCAATGTCAGCCCGTGCAACATATCCACATCGTTGGCCAGCGCCGCACTCAGAACGTGCAAGCTGCCTGCCCCTTCCAGTGCCTGGCGTTGCTTTAACTTCGTTTGCGCCGCTATGCGGGCATTGTGTCGCTGCGCGGGTGACAGGCTCATGTTTACTCTCCGCCTACGGGTTCGGATGGCTCGGCAACGGTGCCGATGGTCACGGCGGATTCATCGATCGCCGCATACAGTTCCGGGTATTCCACCGCGTAACCTTCATTGCGCAGGTACTTGTTTTCGTACTGCTTACGGTCTTCAACAAACTCCGCTTTACGCTGGCGGGTGTTACGCTGCGTATAGATGTGCAGGTTAGCGAGCGTGGTCACCACCATGCGTTTGCCCGGCATAAACGGCGGGATAATCGCCTGACGTCCGGCAATGGAGTCCTGCAACATCTGCGCGGCGATTTTTTCGCTTGGACGGTCAGCCGCCTGATACAGGCGATACTGTTCAGCCGCCACCAGGTCAGCACCCACCAGCACAACCAGGCGTGGATCGTTGCGGTATTCCTGCGGAATTTTGGCGTTGATAAGGTCTGACGCCATCGCATCCAGTGACTTGTAATCACCGTTCTGATCCAGCGTGACCGCATCGGTCATGATTTGTTTTTCGCGAATTTTGCGAACAATTTCATGCCAACCAATATTCACATCTTCGCCGTTCGGGTTTTCTTCGTAATTGGTAGATGTCGCCACAGACTTACCGTTAAAGCCGATACGCAACATATCCAGGGCAAAGGTCTGTGTGGTAAACGCGGTGACACGCTGGAAAAATTCTTCCTCAGAACCGGCATTTGCCCAGATGGAAAGCAGATCCCAACGCAGCGCAGCACATGAATCCGTTTCAACCAGCTTGTACTCGTTACCTGAAACGCCAACGTTGCGACGAAAACGCCCATCAGCAATACGGCCGGTATGCAGACCGGATGCACCCACGCTGACAACCTGGCCAGAAAGCTGGTCAACATCAGCCACGGTAATCCAGTTCAGGAAATCCGAACTTTCCAGCAGCGCATCACGCAGCTGCGTTTCCTTCGGATCGGACAGTGAGAAATAATTGCTTTCCTCGCCACCGTCCAGACCGTTAGCAGCCGCAAGTCCCGCGCCGAACTGCTTTAAAAAGCCACGCGCTTTTGCATTTAAAATCATTATTTATTCATCCTTAATCGCTACTCAGCGGTTAATGTTTTTCCCTGGCGAAAGCCTGATAAATGCTTACAAGAACTGGAACGGTTTACGTGAACCCTTCGGATTCTTACCCGGCAAAGTCGTTACCTTTTTATCCAGCTTGCTAAATTTGCTAACGATATTCGGCAATTCTTCGCGCAGGCGGGCGAATTCTTCCGTATCCACCACGTCTTTAACGGTTTCAACATCGCTTTGAATATCTTCAACGGTTGTATCCGTTGCTTCCGTTTTGGTTTCCAGCGCAGCAATGCGTGTTTCCAAAGAAGCAACAACTTCGGCCAGCGCTTGTAATTTATCGCCGTCCTGCGGCACTTCGTCCGCCACTGTAGTTTCATCTTCAATACTGAAAATGCTGCGCCATTTGGATTTACTCTTATCCTTCCCTGCCATGTTAATTTCCTTAAACTCGTTAATTACCAACGGAACGCTATTACCAATAAAGTATTTATTTTTCCGTTTATTAAATCGCATTCGCGTAGTGCCTACGCTTGCGGGTTCATTTGTAACGCCTAGCCCTTCGAGGTAATAACGGCCAGTACTGCGATAATTACCATCAGGCGTTAATTCCACTGACGTAAATAAAAGCTGCCCGTCCCGATTAGCACGAATCAGATCGGTAGAAGGACACAAACGCGCGAACAGCTTGACCCGCCCCGTATCATCCTCCGCCCAATCCGCCTCTAACACTTCACCCGCATTACCAAAGCAGCGCTCATGCTCTGGCCAAAGTAATGCGGTGTAAATATTTTCAGGATCGTAAGTTTCAGCTGCATCAATTAACATCTTCCTTGTCAATTCACGCTTATCTACTGTTTCCCCTTCGGTAGCGATACAAAGCCAATTCGTCATTAAATGTGAATCTGCCATGCCGGAATTCATCTCCATTGTTTCCGTGAATTGCAGTATCGCTAATTTATAATAAATTCGCAGCAAGTGAGATTCGGATATAACCCGTTATCCGAATGCACTAGAAAGAAATATCACCCCATGCCACGCATAATGATTGCATGGCTAAATACACAGACGAACTAAAAGACGTTGCCCGCGCTTTATATTTGCGCCGTGCCACGCCAAAGGAAATTGCTCAGGATTTAAATCTGCCGAATTCGCGGATCATTTACTACTGGGCGCAAAAAGGGAAATGGGCTGATTTACTCAGCCATGAATCAACAGAGGAAGCCATAGAACGCCGTTACCAATTATTAGTTGGCCGGGATAAGAAAACAGAGCTGGAATTAAAAGAGATAGATGTGCTGATTGCTCACGCGGTGAAACTGCGTGCGCAGACAAATAAGCATAAGGAAAAAATGGCCGCCGCCAAATCTGGCAACCAGGGAGGATTTGACAGCCAGGGCGGGAACAGTGACGGCGCAGAGCCGGTGAAGAAGCGCAAATATAAGAAAAACGATATCTCCGGGTTATCACAGGAAGATTTTGACGCTTTCGCAGAGGAACATTTATTCGGCTATCAGAAGCACCTGCGCAACAACCTGGCACAACAGATCAGGAACATACTGAAAAGCCGCCAGATTGGTGCAACCTGGTACTTTGCTATTGAGGCATTCGAAAATGCGGTCATGACCGGCGACCCGCAAATTTTCCTTTCCGCTTCCAAAGCACAGGCGGAGGTATTCCGCTCTTACATCGTCAACATCGCAGAGCAGTATTTCGGCATCACGCTGACCGGCAACCCGATCAGACTAAGCAACGGCGCAGAGCTGCGCTTTCTGTCCACCAATAAAAACACCGCGCAGTCATACAGTGGCCATTTGTACTGCGACGAATACTTTTGGGTGCCGAACTTCGCCAAGCTTAACGAGGTGGCCAGCGCAATGGCCACGCATGACCACTGGCGAACCACCTATTTTTCGACGCCCAGCGCCAAAACGCACCAGGCTTACCCCTTCTGGACGGGGGAAGAATGGAAGCGCGGCGATAAGAAGCGCGAGAAAGTCACTTTTCCGACCTTTGATGAAATGCGCAACGGCGGCCGCCTCTGCCCGGATGGCCAGTGGCGATACATCATCACGATGGAGGACGCGATCAAGGGCGGGTTTAACCTGGCCAGCATTGAGAAGCTGCGCAACCGCTACAACCGTGACACGTTCAACATGCTGTATATGTGCGTGTTCGTGGACAGTAAAGACAGCGTTTTCAAATTCAGTGACCTGGAAATTTGCGGCGTGGACGTGGCCGACTGGCAAGACCATGACCCAAATGCGGAACGGCCGTTCGGTAACCGTGAGGTATGGGGGGGCTTTGACCCGGCGCGTTCTGGCGACACATCCACGTTTGCCATCGTTGCCCCGCCGCTTTATGCGGTGGAAAAATTCCGCGTGCTCTGCCTTTTCCACTGGAAGGGGATGAACTTTGCGTACCAGGCAGCGCAGATCAAAAAGCTGTTTGGGAAGTACAACATGACTTACATCGGCGTGGACGTGACCGGCATTGGCCGGGGCGTTTTTGAACTGATAGAACATTTTGCCTTGCGTGAGGCGGTGGCCATTCACTACGGCATGGAAACCAAAACGCGCCTGGTATTAAAGATGATCGACGTTATCGGCGCAAAACGCCTGGAATGGAACAAAGACAATCGGGAAATTGCCGCGTCTTTCCTGTCCATTCGACACACCAGCACGGCCAGCGGCAACGCGATGACGTTCAAAGCAGATCGCACGGTTGAAACCGGACACGCCGATGCCTTTTGGGCAATCGCGCACGCCATCATTAACGAGCCGATCAACTTTGAGCATAAGCGTAAATCTAAATGGAACTTAGGGAAGAAAGCAGCATGAGCAAACGCAAACCAGCACGCCAGGCAAAGAAAGCCCAGACAGACAGCAGCAAAAAAATGAGCATCATCAGCATGGGGCGCCCGGAACCCATCCTGACCACCGGCACGAATTACCGGGATATCTGGTATGACAATGAATTCGATCACTACACCCTGCCGATTGACCGCCTGGCACTGGTTCAACTGACGAACCTCAACAGCCAGCACGGCGGCGTAATTTATGCCCGCCACAATATGGTGGCATCAGATTACCAGGGCGGTGGACTGACGCATGAGCAGCTGCGCGGTGGCGTGTTTGATTATTTGTCCTGTGGTGACCTGGCCATTTTGAAAGTGCGTAACGGATGGCGTGACGTGGTGGATTTGTTGCCGCTGCCATCTCTGTATTTGCGCGTGCGTAAAACAGGCGAATTTGTGGTTCTGCAGGACGGTGAACCGCTGGTATACAGCCCGGATGATGTGATTTTCCTGAAACAGTACGATCCGCAGCAACAGATTTATGGCCTGCCGGATTACATCAGCGGCATTCACTCGGCTTTGCTCAACAGTGAGGCAACCATTTTCCGCCGTCGCTACTACCACAACGGGGCGCATACAGGCGGAATCATCTACACCAATGACGCGAATATGACCGATGAAGTAGAGGAAGAAATTGCGCAGCGTCTGGAAAGCAGCAAAGGGATCGGGAACTTCTCCACCATTTTTGTGAATATTCCCCAGGGTGGCGAAAAAGCGATCCAGTTTATTCCGGTGGGGGATATCGGGGCGAACGACGAATTCAACAACGTGAAGAACATCAGCGCACAGGATGTGCTGAACGCCCACCGATTCCCGGCTGGCCTGGCGGGTATTATTCCGCAAAATACAGCGGGTTTACCTGATCCGGAAAAGTCCCGTACAACGTATCGAAAGGATGAAGTGATCCCGTTGCAGCGCATGATCATGAACGCAGTCAACAGTGACCCGGAAATTCCGGTTCATCTGCGGCTAAACTTCGCCTTTGACACAACATCAGAGGGTGAAAAATGAGCCGCAAAAGGCTAAAATCACGGGGTAATCAATTCCCTGGAGCCTACAATATGCGCGTGTCGAAAGTGATTTGTACCGCATGTAATTCAAACGCCGTGATTAAGAAAACGGTACGCAAGCATAGGGAACTTTCAGACCTGTATTGCAGTTGCACAAATATTGAATGCGGCCATACGTTTAAAATGCATTTGTCATTTGCCAGCACCATTAGCCCAAGCGCGATTTCTCAGGAAGAAATGGTAAAAAGCGTCGCCAATGCACTAACTGCCGATGGCCGCCAAATGATGCTTTCGCTACTGCAACAAGCCTGAATTACTGCCCCCGTTTTGGGGGTTTTTCTTTTCTGCCTGCCGCAGATTTTTCAACAACTCAGCATTCAACTCAGCTAACCAACCCAGTGCTAACGATTTTTCTTCCTGATCACAGTCCCCAACAGCGACCAACCGCGAAAACAAAGCCATCCGCTGCACTGCGATTTCCTCAAAAAATAAATCCTGCATCCCCCAATCTCCTTAATCATTTACTGTATGAATGTACAGTATCGCAAAATGTTACAGAATAAAAGCAAACTGCGCGTGCTTTTGCGAGTTTTCAGCTTGCATTAAATCCCCAACGCCTCAAATGCCCGGTTAACGGCATCACTCTGATCCACCTGCAAAACAAGGCCATCGGCACACACCCAGCACATGCCTGGGGAATCAAATGACTCGCTTTGAGGCGTGATGACTTCCCCGCACTCCCTGCAATATTGCTTTTTGCGCCTCACTACCAGCCGGTTGCCCTCTAATTTCATTTCTGTTTCCCGATCCAGCGGCACAATATTGCCCCTGGCCAGCGCTTTGGCCATCTGGCCAGCATCCTGGGACTGAATACCGATGCCCTTTTTCAACTCGGTGATCGTACTTTGAGTACAGTTATTGACAGAACTCCAAGGGGCGGCGATGCCGCCAGTAAAAGCAGCCTCCGCTGCGCTGTCGGCCAACTTCGGAACAATCGCCCACTTAACCAGGCGCGTTAATACCTCTGATTCCTGACCCGATAACGGCGAATAAACCCCCTGAATACGCTGAACAGCTTCCCCGTATTCGTTGCCGCATTCAGTGATTTCATACATCAGGCGCACAACCAGATCACGACGCGCCACCAACGCCCCGCCCTGTGCTTGGGTATAGGATGCCCAGCACCCCACATCCGCAGCAGCCAGCACGGCATCCATAGATTTATTTTCCAGGGTGATATCACACATACGGCGCAGCTCACGCCAGACCGTCACCGGCGCACCGCCGATTTGCTGAAACTGACGGATCCGCCAGCGGCTTGCCCAGGCAGATACCGCCCTGGCCATATCTTTCAAATTTTCGCCGGTTTCGTCGTCGGCTTCCCCGTCCAGGGCGTAACCGTCGATATTTTTGGAAATGTATTTAGCAATGTAGCCGGTTGCACTCCCCTTCTCCGGATCGATAGGCTCAACGTGAAAACGCGCCTTAAGCGCGTATTCGGATTGCAGTTCTTCGGAGTCTTCAAGCCGGGAGTAGTAACAGAGAATATCCCGTACCTCGGCCACGTCTGACGGCCGCATAAACAGCAGCATATGCCAGTGCGGCGTCCCGTCGTGATGTGGTTCGACTACGCGAAAACCAAAGACATGGATCCCGGCGCGGGAAAACGCAGCGCGGGCTTTTGCCCACACTCCGCAAAGGTATTTTTGTGTTTGCTGCGGGCTGGCCGCGTTCCACTGAGACACGAACCCGCCTTTACTGTGAACAGCGTGATATTTTGACGGCGCGGTGATCGTGTAAAACTCTCCGGCCATTCCCATTTCAGTGGCCAAGTCTTCAAACCCGCGCATTCTCACCATCAATTCACAGCGGCGCTTTGCCGGGTTGGCGTTGCTCCCGTCCACTAACTCAGCCAATGATTTACGTTCGCCGGTTTCAAGGTTTTGCATATCACGGGCTTTAAAGAATTCGCGGTTACGTTTCTTTTGTTCCACCCATTCCCCTTGCGTGGAACGGCTAACGTAAGCCGATGCCGCTTTTTGAACCTGGCCAACGGCGATGGCCATATGTTCACGCTGCAGATCACGGCGGCGTTTTAACTTTGTACGCCACCACTCCGGTGCAACCATGCGCAATAGACCGGATTCCGCGGTGCGGGTTGTGAAAGTGCGACCTGAAAGAAATTGCTGCCAGTATGGCGGCGTGATCCCAGCCATTTTGGCCAACTTTCCCAGATGCTCAAAGGTGGCAAAAGTGCGGCGCGTCATTTCTTTCTGATCAGCAGCTGCGCCGTCAAAAGCCAGATCAATAAAATCGGTGAATGACTCAGACATAAAATCAGCTACGCGGTGCGCGAGATTACGCAGTTCATCACGGCCAAAGGTAGGAAGTTTTTCAAGGTCAGCCAGGAACGGGAAAGGAATAACCCCCGCAGCCTGATGTTTAGTTGTGTACTGTTCGCAGACATTGCGCAGACGTGGCAATACGCTCTTACCCACCGTAGTGCGTAAAAACGTATTGGCACGGCGGCGGCCGTTATGGCCACTCTCCAATAACTTGCTGTAACGATCGCCAAAATAGCGCGCCAAGAAATCCGGCATTTCGCCCAGATACTCAGCACGCCAGTCGTGATCGGCTTTATTCAGGTGCCATAACTGCCGCTCGGTCAGGCTGATTTCATCAGGTGCGCCAGGGGCAAATTGCTCTTGCTGCCACTGGCGGGTTTCATGATGCTGCCCGTTAACGAAAGATGCCATTTAGCAATCCCACGCCACGGTTGCAATCACCTCCTGGGCAGATTTGATGCTGCCGGCCGCCGCTCCGATACTGCGCGGCGCGGTGATTTTATTGATGGCAAAATCTTTATAGAGATAACGCACCATATCTGTATCACTGTTAGAAATGACCACCGGCACGCCACGGCCAGCCAAACGGCGTGCGCTTCTGGCTAACCTGCCATGTTCTTCATGCCCGAATCCGTCAGAGTGATAAGCGGTGAAATTAGCTGTTTCTGTGAGGTATGGTGGATCGCAATAAACCACGTCACCAGATTGCGCAGCTTTCAATGCTTCGCTGTAGTTCCCACAAAGGAACGTGGCCAGCTTGGCTTTTTCAGCGAATGCCAGAATTTCGTTTCTTGGAAAGTACGGTTTTTTGTATTTGCCGAAAGGTACGTTGAATTCGCCCTTTTTGTTGTACCGGCACAACCCGTTAAAACAGTGACGGTTGAGGTAGAGAAAAAGCGGGGCGCGGTCTTTATCACCAGCTGGCTTGGAATTAAATGCAAAGCGTAAACGGTAATATTCCTCCTCAGTATTCCCCGTTTCAAATAACGCCTCAGCCGCCTGGATAAAAGCGGCCGGTTGCTCTGCTATCAGCTCGTACATATCGATCAGATCGCGGTTTGCGTCAGCAATAAAGTAAGCCGGGTAGTCAGTATTCATCATCACTGCGCAAGAACCTGCAAACGGTTCAACAAGACGCTGGCCAGCAGGCAGGTGACGCTTCAATACCTCAATAATGCGAACCTTGGATCCCGCCCATTTCAAGACAGTTTTCATATTTCACCGCTCCCAATGCGTGCAAGTTGGTCAGACTCTTGGCACAAAAGCTCAACTATCTCGGCGGCACTCAAACCGCTGAGGGTGATATGTGCAGCAAGGCGATCTAAGTGGCCGGAATACTTCACAGCAGCATCTGCCATTGCCTCAGCGCGTGCGCCTTTAATTAAGATGGCGGTTTGCTCACAGCCAGCTTTTGCGGCATCCCATCCGCACCAAAGGGCGGGAAGTTGGTTGCGATCATTACGTTTCATCTGCATGGCATAACTCCAAATTTAGGCAGCAAGAAACCCCGGCAACCTAATGGAAGCCGTGGGCGTTCAGGGGATTAATTAATGAAAACTGAGCGGGGAAATCGTTGTTTCGTATTTTTTAGGAAGCGGCGCAAGCGGTGACTGGTTAAGCGCCCCCATGCCGTGCAATTCCTTGGTCATATCAAACCAGGTGCTGATCAGCACATGAGCATGACCTTGCCCCAAAGAACCGGCTAAAAAATACAGAGCGCGAATGCTGGCCATTGTTTCGACTTGTTCAACCAACGTTTCAGACTCACGATATGCACGCACCCAAAACGCAGCATTGGCCGCAAACCATTGGTGCGGGTTATCAAGGTGAACTGTGTCATTGAACATGAAAGGCGTCAGTGCAACACGGCCTTTTGATACGTGGCATTTACTCAGGAATAAACGGCTGTAATTGAACTTAACGCCAAAAGCTGCGAATGATTCGATCAAACCAATTTCGTCTACGGTGATAATTTTCATACTTCCCTCAGTGCATCGGATTTGAAATTTTTTGTTCGTCAACTCGACGGCTAACACTACAAACAACCACGCCTTTAAAATCTTCCGGCGTCAGCGAACGGGTTTGTTGCTGCATTTTTCTGACCTTCAAAACGCCCTGCCACAGCGCGATTTTTTCCGCCTCGGTCAAATCGTCCCAGGCGCATTTCACATGGCGGCTTTTCAGCTGGGATAAGAAACAGAGATCGCGGCGTTCATCCTCTGGAAGATTTTCCCAATAATGTTTCACCCGGTTTTCAGTGCCTGAAATCATCTTTCTGGCTTCACTAATCCATTTCGGTAATTGCTGTTCCACGCTTACCCCCTTAATCCCATCAGGCGGAACCACCAAGGGCGACGCTTAATCTTCACCATCGGGTGACGCTGACCACTTAGAAACGCCACTTTGCTGGCTGCCGGTTGCCAACGCTGACCGTTTGGCAACTCAAGCCACCCGTGGCCATAGCTCGGAAGCTGGGCAGTTGGCGATTGCTGCTTTAATAGTTGTGCTAAAACTTTCATCGAATAGCCTCAGTTCAAACCAGGCATAACACCGCATGAACTCAAAACGTCCATTGCAGATGCCAGCACTGGCGTGGTGTGAAAACGCGACTCAACAGACACAACGAGCAAGGACAGATCGCGGATCGCCTGATTGGCTCGGTCTAAAATGGCGTTTCTACGTGATTGCGTCATAGGCGCAGGGGAAATGGCTTCACCGGCAATAACGCCAATTGCGGCCGTAGCACTCAAAGCGTGCATCGGTAAATTATTTGGCTTCGCTTCATTCACCGGCACAGCAGGTAAACATTTCAGCTGTGCCAGCAAACCGTCCAGAACCGCCGAATCATCAGTGATATCTGTCAGTAAGATCAGCTCGTTTACCGTTAAACGGTGCGGCTGGTCTGGATTCAGCTTGTTGCGTAATACCTGTGCAGAAACCCCCATATCAGCGGCAAGTTCAGCCAGATTGTGAGTCTGAGAGAAGCGGCGACAAGCAGTATCCAAATGCGGATGTATAGAGGTCTGATAATCAAACATATGAACCCCATTGAAAGTATTCATAATCAGTTTGAGAACTTAAGTTCGTGACTGGAAATTGCATCAACCGTTAAAGCAGCCAGATTGATAAGAATTAATTCACGCCCGCCATCACGTCTCAAGCGGTGACGATAGGCAGATAAGCGACCATCCTTAAGCATTGCCTTAATGGTTGCCTCATCAATCCCGGTAAGTTCGGAATAGCGTTCTTTTGTTACATGAGGGGTTGCGAGAGAGATTGTAATATTGCTGTTCATAAGGCAGTATCCCGAGGTTTAAGCTATTGAACACTAATGAGCGCTATTAAAGACTATAGAACCCAATTTCGTACCGACATGCGAAATTTAAGTCCTCAATAGGGTTCATGTCAACAACAAAGTACGATATGGGGTTCCTATGGATTTTGAGAAAGGTGGTCAAGCTGCCATTTATCGCATGATGGATGCATTTGGTTTTACAACGCGGCAGGCCTTGTGCAATGAACTGGGCGTTTCCAAAAGCACGATGGCATCGAGATTCATGCGGGATATATTTCCAGCTGACTGGGTGATCCAATGCGCACTTAAAACCGGTGCAGATTTAAAATGGCTGACCAGTGGCGAAGGAAGAATGTTCGATAACGAGGTTATTGACACCTTAAAAGTACCCAAAATGAAACTTTCAGAAGGGACTACACATCCGGCTGGATATGTCATGTTCGATAAAGTCATGCTGAATGTATCGCTAAAAAAACCAGGTGTTTTGGTTGAGGGGCCTAAATCCTACATCGTGGATTTTGCTAATGAAGATTTGGCTGATGGGGTTTGGCTAGTCGATATTGATGGAAGCTCTAGCGTAAGGAAAATTCAGCGGCTACCGGGACAGAAGATTCGAGTTAGTAATGATGAAATTACTTTTGATTGTGGAATTCTTGATCTGAAATTGCTCGCTAAAGTAGATACGGTATTTCAACAGGTTTGATTATTTCGAGGTAAGAGAGTGTCAGTAAGAAAGCTTCCCACTGGAAAATGGCTATGTGAATGCTACCCAGCAGGGCGGGACAAACGCAGAATTCGAAAAACGTTTGTCACCAAAGGGGAAGCGTTAGCATATGAGCAGCATGTAATGAGCGAGGCCGGTTCAAAACCTTGGTTAGGGGACAAACCCGATACAAGGCGGTTAAAAGAACTTGCACAGCTCTGGTATGACTTGCACGGCCAATCATTGGTGGCTGGTAAAATGATTCATAAGAAATTAGAACTCATGTCTATTGCCTTAGGTAATCCCTTAGCCGCAGCCTTTACAGCCAAAGATTTTGCACATTATCGAAATAAACGGTTAACAGGTGAAATCAAATTAGATAATCGATTCGATAAGGGATCCAGTCCTGTGACGGTCAACCTTGATCACTCCTACCTGAACGCTATGTTTGAGGAATTGATAAGGCTTGAAGAATGGAAAATTCCAAACCCCTTAAAAAACCTTAGAAAGTTTAGTGTGGGCGATAGAGAAATGTCCTGGCTTGATGACGACCAAGTTAATGAAATTTTGGAAATAACTAGGAATAACATTGATTTGAATCGAGTCGTTAGGGTTTGTCTTTCAACGGGGGCACGCTGGAGCGAGTCTCAATTTCTATCCAAAAGCCAGCTAAGCCCTAATAAAATCACCTTTATAAATACCAAGGGTAAAAAAAATAGAACGGTTCCAATTTCGGAAGATTTTTACAAGGAACTCACTGCCATAAAAAGCGAGAGACTTTTTGCTGATTGCTATTATCCTTTCTTGACACTTTTGAGCCACTCAACTATTTCACTCCCGAAAGGGCAATTAACTCATGTACTGCGGCATACATTTGCTGCGCACTTTATGATGAACGGCGGCAACATCCTTGTACTTCAAAAAATACTAGGCCACCAAGACATTAGTATGACCATGCGCTACGCCCACTTTGCACCTGAGCATCTTGATACAGCCATCAGCTTTAACCCGTTAGCAAAGATCCAAAGTGGCGGCAAAAAGGCGGCAGAAAATACCCCTAACACCCCTTAACTACCCTTTACCCATCTTTCAACTTATTGAAATGATTGCAAAAGGTTGATTTAGAAAGGTTAATATGAAAATCGGACTTTTTTACGGTTCCAGCACCTGTTACACCGAAATGGCTGCGGAAAAAATTCGCGACATTTTGGGCGAAGAACTGGTTGATTTGCACAACATTAAAGATGTTGATCCTGATGTGATGGAAGACTACAGCATCCTGATCCTCGGCATCCCGACATGGGATTTCGGCGAAATTCAGGAAGACTGGGAAGCCGTCTGGAATCAACTTCCTACGCTTAAATTACGCGGCAAAATTGTTGCCATGTACGGTATGGGCGACCAGCTCGGCTACGGCGAATGGTTCCTCGACGCGCTTGGGATGCTTTACCATCAGCTGGTGCCGCTGGGAGTTCGCTTTATCGGTTTCTGGCCGACTGAAGGCTTTGAATTTACCAGCCCGAAACCGCTAAGTGCCGATGGCAAACATTTCGTCGGACTGGCACTCGACGATGTAAATCAGTTTGATCTCACCGAAGAGCGCCTGCAACAGTGGTGCGAGCAAATCCTGCTGGAAATGGACGCCCTGCTGTAA